ATTATCGGCAGGGAGATTTCCCTTGAAGCCGGAATCTCGCTCCACAACACATTGTAAAATTGTAGGTTCTCTATCTCATTGACATTGCTTCCCGGATACCAATAGCAATCAAGTATGTCGATTGCACCGGGTACTGTATAAGACTGCTGGTCATCAACCGTGGTTATTGTGGTGCTGTTAATAAGCGGATTCCAGCGGCTATACTCCCTAACAGCGGCGGCAATAAACCTGTCTATCTTGGTCGCGTCAAGTGTTTCGGGAAAGTAGTCCTGTGCGCTTATCTTGATGTTCGCTACCAGCATATTATCTCCCGGTGTTGTCTACCGGCCTCCACGTATCCCCGTTACGTCGTCCTTGCGGGCGGTTGCCAGCGCTTTTGCCCACAACCTTGCCGCGCATGTACCTGTCGTTTTTGCCGTAGTATCTGCACTCTACCGCTACGGAGCTAAGATAGTCTTCCCACGCCGGACGCCGCATGAATTTTGCGCCCTCTTTGAAGTAGCCGGGATAGTAGACCGTTGGTACGCTAAAGACGACATTGTTGCAGATTCTATAACAGGCAGAGAGTATCATGTTGGCTTCTCTGGGAGAGATGTTCTGGAAGAATCCCTGACTGATTATAGTATCTGGCTTGGGCCACAAATCCTTGTCAATGTTTACCAGAGAATACTCTTTGATTCTCGGCTCTACGCCGCGCTTGCGCAGTAATTCTTCTACTCTGGCTTTATCTCCCGGATTGACGATGCCGTAAACGTCTTTGCCCATTTTCGACAGGGCCACATAGGCCACTCCGTCTCCAACGCCAACATCCCAGACCACTTTTCCTTCAACTAAATCATAAAGCGGCTTGTGCTTTAGAATGGTGCACGGATTGGCCTGTTCCTGCGGTCGGCGCTTGGTTCTGCTGCTTGGTTCGCTTTCTTCAAGAATTTCTATAAGCTGTTCGGCCAGTTTAGATGGCGCATAGTCCCTAATGTAGTCATTGGCACAATTGAAGGCGTATTCATAGGCGTTTTCCCTGTTAAGGTAGGCGCTCATCATCCAGTCGCCCGCCTTGTCCCAGTCAGGTACATCCCACTCTCCGCCAATTAAAGCGGGTTCTCTTTTCAGCACAGGAACCGGATAGACATATTTTGCAAGGTCTTTTAGTCCAGATGTTTCTGTGGCAATGACGGGCGTTCCCAGGCATAGTGCTTCTCTGGGGGGCATTCCGTAGCCCTCGCCCTTTGTTAAGAATAGCATACAATCTGCTTTGTAGAGCCAGTCGATAAGTCGCTGTCTCGTCCAGTCCTCGTTAATTATCTTGATTCGATAATCTCCGGTAGACATGATTTGATTCTCGGCCATTCCCAACAACCCAATTCGGGTTTTTATTTCCAGCCGCACATCAGGGTACTCTCTGGACGGGAATGTCTTTTTGAATAGGTCTATGGTTTCAAGAGGGCTCTTCCTTGCGGCCAGCACCCCGTAGGTTACAAAGGTAAAGGTCTCTTTTGTTTCTCTTAGTCTTGGATGGAAAAAGTCGTCGTGTAGCGGTAGCCCAACAACATCTATTTGCCGCTTGTAGAACTTGCTAAACACATCTTTGCAAAACTGGCTTGGCACTACAATTCTATCGGCGGCGTCGCAAAGGTGTCTCCACTCTGGCCTTTTCCCTAAAGGGTCTGTAGATTCGCACATGGTAAATCCAACCCTTACAGGTGTAATCAGCCTGTCAAAAAAGTCGGGCACAGCAAAACAGCACCCGACTTTGTGGTATTTCATTTCCCCGCCAAAGCGGATGTGGTTATCCTTGACCGGGAATAGGGGTTGTACGTCCAGGTTTGCCCCGCTGCGCTGCATAGCCAGCATAAGGTTCTCATTTGCCGTGCCATACCCGCTACCATGAGAAAACAATCCCGTCCAGAGAATACCGTCTTCAAACTTCTCTTCGTCAAACTCCCACTCGATAGCGTCTATTTGCCACGCCCTTGTGACAACGCTGAGCGGAATCTGCTCCGGGGCATGGTACCAGCGCCCCGGAGTCAAGGTGTATCCATCAAGTCCCTGTGGGACTCCCGTTTTGTTACGTATCCTCATTCACCGCCCCCGCTGAATGGTTATTCAGTAATTGTAATCTTGGCGAACATATCCGGGCAAAGCAGGCTAAACGCCTGTCGAGTACGGATGTGCTGCGTCCAGTGGTCAGTGTTCCGATATTCACCGCCGTCATCACGAGTTTGCGCCTCTGCATACAAAGGAGGCATCTGCATCATCGGGATGTACGGAGCCCATACCGCACCACCATGCGTTGTGTCGGTGGGATAGAAACTCGTGAAAGCCGCCAAATCGTTCATAAATGGCGTTGAGTAAACATCCCAGTGTCCCATGAAGTTGCCCTCATAGGTTACGCCAGAGCTTACGCGCAGTGACGGGTCTTTCAGGTCAGGGGCCGTGTTAAAGTGGTTGCTCTTGCGCAGATAGTCCACGAACTTTAGCCCGCCAACAACATAGTTGCAGGCGCGATAGTAGGTTCGACGGATATAGCGCTCTGCGTCAATGAGGGCATGATAGAGACTCTGATAGTGCTCGTCAGGACGGAGCCCAGAGGGAACCGTGGCGTCCCATGAAACCGTACCGGCAGTTGCCCCGTTGTAAATTGTTAAAAGACCGGTTTGCTCATACTCGTCAACCATTGCCCGCTGCATGGCGCGATACATTTCTGTCTGCATGTTAAGGCCCATAACGTTGCTAAGGTCTTCTGCAACAGTCTGAGAGTATACGGCGGACAAAATCTTGCGCTCAGCCGTAATGGTAGTCGATGTCATTTCCGCTTCGAGCTGACGGGGAACAGTTGTCTCCGAGGCTACGGTTGAATAATCCGAATACCCATCGCTGTCGGTTAGATAAGAGGAATCATCGGTTCTCAGGAACTTCCAGTAGAACACATTGGCAGTACCACCAGACTCCCTTGCCATTGGCTGAACCAATGCAATCTTGGACAGAATGGTATAGGGGAAAATCTGTCGGATAATCGGCAATGACCAATCATTCGGGATCGAAACCGCCGCAGAACGAGTCGCCTCAAGTGTGGGGTTAAAAGCCACCTGATTCTCGAACATATGCGCGCAAAGCGCCCAAAGGTCCTGACCAGACTTGGGGTCTTTTCGCGGTATGGCGGGAAGGGTATTTCCCTCTTTGTCCGTAAACTCGCCAAAATACTTTGACCAGCGGTTTATGCGCCGTTCAGTGAACCGTTGCTCCTGGCGAATCTGTTCCTCAGCAAGCTGAAGAAAGTTTTCCATTGTAGTTACTCCTATAAAGCGATTGCGATGGCGTTCTCAAACAGCCCATCCAGCTTGCCCTCGGCGTCTTCTAGCTTCTTTTCCTCTGCCGTGGCGTCCCGTTCGTAGTTCTCGTCGCCCACATCGAGTCCACCGCGCTTAACCTTGCCGTCTGCGCTGTCCCCTGATGGGGATTCAGCAACCATAGACTCGACGGCGGTATTCAAGATTTCGGCAAACTTGGACTCAAACTCTTCTGCCGAAAGCCCACTGGTTTGATCCAGCAACTTTTTGGCAATGGGAGTTCGTTCAATCACGCGGCTCATTTTTGCAATCTTTGCTTCAAACTCAGTGACCTTTGCCTGTTCAGCCTCGTACTTGGCCGGTAGTTCCGTATCAACCGCGGCCAGAGCAGCCTTAGCCTCGTCACGTTCGGATTTTACTCCTTCGATGAGCGCACTAATGGCTCCCAGCTTCGAGGATACAAGCGCATTCACCAGGTCGGGGCAGTTCTCGGTCAGCCCCTCCAATGTGATGTCGCTGTACTCCATCTCGTTCTCCTTAAACTCTACTGATTCTTTTCGGAACACACCGGCTCCGGTTACGCCCGCTTCGTCGCAAAAGTCTATCCCCTTAATCACACCATCAAGAATCTCCGTAATGGATTCTTCTTTACCCTCGGCGTTCTTAGGGAGCATCCGACCCTCGGACTTGACTTCATAAATTCTTACCGAGGTTTCTTCAATCAGCCCATCCAAAAGGCGGGTTATCATATCCCTGCCTTCGCTGGTCGGGGAAATGTGCATGGTGTACATAATCTTGTCGCCCTCGCGGTACAGGTTGGTAACCCTGGCGTCTGGGCTGCCTTCTGGTCCATACCAATCCCCCAGGGCGGCGGCATGTGTGGGATAAACGGTAATCTTGTGCCCCAACTCCATAAACTCTAAAGAGCGTTTAAGAATCTGGTTGTTGGCCTCTTTGGAATAATATCTCTCCCACCCAGTACCCATTTGGGATAATTCATTGTCAATCAGCGCTATGCCCGGCACATCTAGCCCGTCCCTTAGCGCAACCTCACGATCAACACCTGAAAGCTCCAGCGGCTGCGTCCTGAAGGACTCGAACTGTTGATCTAGTTCCTCTTTAACGCTGGTCTTCATCCATGTGCCGTCTCTCTTTTTGCGATACCCCGACTTATGGAGGGCCTTTGCCATGACGCTGTACGCCTGCCTAAAGGCCGAGTTTTCTTCCCCAGTATCTTTCAAAACCTTGTTGAAAACCTCAATAAACTGATTGACGAACTTTTGCGGTATATTTTTGCCGCCGAGTTGTTCGGGCGTATCTCCCTTTTTGTATGGCATATTATTCCCCTAATTGTTCCCTAATTATCGCCACGCCTTCTTGTAGCGCGATTACCCGCTCTTCCACGCGTCCCAGCGTTATAGAGATGGATGTAATAGAGTCTCCATAGGCAATCTGTTTTGCCTCGATCTTTTCAACTCTCGTTGTGACTTCCTTTACGTCTGCCTGAACAAGCGCAAAAGAAATAGAGACGGCAGCAACAATAGAACAAATTTGAATCACCAGGGCGGTTGTCCATGTAAAACTGTTATGTTTCTGCGTTATTGTTGACATTGACTCCACCAATATATTGTGTCATGGCGATGGCCTGTGTTTCTGGCATCCCCAACTGTTCACGCATGTACCATGCCGCAAATTCCTTCAATCCAGCGGGGTTAAAGAAGGGGGCCATTTTTTCAAAGGCCACAGCGCTATTCTGGAAGGCCGCCGCCCTGTCTACCATGTCTGTAGTTGACGGCGACTGCCATTCAATGTCGATGTCAACGTTTTTAACGTCAATCCCATTTAGAGCAAACTCTATTTTTATTAGACGAACGACGAATTCAGAAACCATCATTTGAACTCGGCGCACCGTTCTTACAAAACGCTCATCCTGCCATTGTAGGGTGGCCTTGGCGTTAATATCCTCTTCCAGTCCCAAGTGGCTCTTCGGAACGCCCGTCTGGGAAAGGAACTTGTTGCGGTAATACTTTAGAGGGTCAACGCTCCAGTCAGCGGTACTAGAGGTATCTAGGACCTTAACATCAGTGAGGTCTTCTTCATACTTGCCCCCAAGGGCATTTTTCTTTTTGCCAATAACAATATCTTTCACAACGGTCATTTGGGAGCTGGCATTGTCTCCGGGAACGTCATTTCTTTTTCTTAGGTCGTTCATTACTTTTTGGCACCTAAGCCTGCCTTGTTCCTCAGTCATACCAGTGGTATCAACTGTAAACAAGAGTCTGGCAAAGGCCCTGGTAAGGCGGTTGATAACAAACGCCTCTTCCATTGCGACCATCTTTTTCCATGCACCGCGAGCGGCATAGAGTTGTCCCCTGCCATATTTTGAATCTGGCTCATGGTTCCACCGCAGGTGATATATTTGCCATCTGCTGAATTGAGCTACAACCTTTGTGGTTCCCGGTTCGTATTGGGTAAAGGCAACCTTTTCCAGAACGCCTTTTTCATCTTCGTTTCGCCGCATTGTGTCCACTGGCATTGACATAATGCGCTCGATCCTCATTAAATCTGAAACAACGATTTGCTCAAACCCGTCACCATATTTTAGGGTGCTTCGGACATACTCCCCGATTTTTTCCCTTAATTCCGTACGCTCCAGCATCTCCTCAATGAGCTTTTGCTTTGCTTTTCCTACATAGGCACCATTGTAGAGCACACGAAAAGAGGCCGCTGAGCCATCTCTGGCGTTGACCGCATTATCGGCCAACACAGAGAGTGCCCGCGACCCCTCTGGAACGGTCTCGTCAATCTCGTCCATTTCTTTGTAAATGTTGGTTCTTAGTGTTGCTGTAGCATCCCAGTCGTCAAAGAAGTTGTTTTCGCTAAACTCAATAGAGCCGGAAGCGCTGTCCTTAGAAGGCCAGTCATCTCCGGCTAGGGCTCTTGCTATTTTCGTGAGCAACTTGGGCACTAAGCGTCTCCTCGAATCGGCATACCCAACGGTATGCTTGGTTGTCGTAGGAATGCTCTGTTACTAATTTGTGACCTTCGATGCCCATTGTAACATATTTGTTACCAAAAGTCAATATTTCTATGCAATAGTTAATAAACCTGCTATTATATTCCTCTGTTCCTGGTCTCCCGTCTATTAGATACCCTGTTTCCCCGTGAATAACACGCTCGTTCAGTGCTGCCCTTGCGGTTGTAACAATTGGGGTGTAGGCAGCGGCGGCCTCTAGCGCTGAGATGCAGCACATTTCATCATATTCAGTGGGGTAGGCTAACAGGGAGGCTTTTCGTTGCAGTCTTACCAATTCATCTCTGGGTACGGGGCCGACATATTCGCAATTGGGTAGTGCTCTTATTCCTTTGTAAATAGATTCGCTGTATCGCTTGCATCTTTCATCGTCCCAACCGTAAAGCTGAAATCCGCTCGTTACTATCAGCTTTGCAGTGGGGACCTTTTCCAGTATCCTCGGCCACAAATCCACCATGTGAATCAATCCCCTTTCGGGGGTTGAAGTATATAGTACGGTGCCGTCCTTTTCCCTTGGAATGAGGTAGTCTTGCAGCCTTACTCCCGCCGTGGATACTAGGTAATATCCCTCATCAATGGGGTGCTGGGACTGATAGCGCATCTTTTGGTGCTCGCTGATGGCAATGACAAGATTGCAGTCGCCCTGTTTCACGACATCGTGAATCGCATCGCATCTCTGGTCGTTAGCGAGCAGGGCCTTGACTGGGGCGGTAAATTGAGATAGTACCAACGGGTCTCTAACGGCGACCACCACATCAAAGGCTCTTGGCTTTACATTAGCCATATCTTCCCAGCGAACGCCCTCAATGACAGACGGGCGCGCGTTGTGGGTATAACAAACCACTGCCTCGCCCCTTGCGGCAAGAGCATTGGCATAGTGGGTCATCATGGCCTCCGACCCGCCTATGCCCTGTTTATAAGAAAGCCCGTCCCAACTAGACGGGCCCCCTTGTGTCCATACTAAAGCAATGTTCATTCCTTCTCCAATAGCATAAATGCTACCTGAAGGTTAATTCCCGCATTGTAAACATTTGGAGCCTGAATCTTAATAGGCCAAACGCCCCAATCCGCATTAAAATTGACGGGCTCTACCAGTCTAAGGCCAGACGGGTTAATAAGTCGAGAATATAGGGACTTTTCATCATAGGTTCGGGCCTTCACAAATGGACATGGATAGGAAACATAGTCCTCGCCATAATTTGTGGTGAGAGCCAGTTTTCCGCCTCGTCTTAGAACTCGCGCCATTTCCTTAACGGCGGTTCTGTCGCCCCAACCAGGAATATGCTTGACACAGGCGCTTGAGATAACAAAGTCAAATGATTCGTCCTCAAAGGGCAAGTCTCTGGCGTCTGCGTGAACGATTTCAATGATGTCAGACGGTTGAATTTGGTCTTCGTTCAAGTCACAGGCTGTAACGTCGGCCTCTTTAGATGCGAGATAATGAGGCACAACGGACTCTCTCGTGCCCACGTCCAAAATCTTTTTTCCTCGGATGTTACCCAAGAAGATAACCGACCTGACATGTTCCCACAATCTCATCGTGGGCATGTGGTCTCCAAAAGCAACCAGTTCGTCGGCCTGCTTTTTGAACAGAGGATTTTGCCAGTCGCTTTCTTGATAAGCGCCCGACACAAAGTCAAGCTCGGTATATGGTTTTAGCGTTCCAATCCAGTTAGTCAAGTCCACCCTACAAATCTCCTTATTCATCCAGTGTCGGTCTGCGAATACTACCCTTATGGTTCTCTGACCTTCTAGCCAGTGTGCGGCCATTCTGTGCCAGCCATCCAACAGGACATAACAATCCTTGCACAGCACAATCGGCTCTATCGGTTCTCCGTTACGTATCATCTCGCGGTACATATCCACGCCAGGTTGATAGTGGCACGGATGACAGCGGAAGTTGACCCAAGCCAACGGCCACCATCTAGGCTCTGATACCTCTACCTCTACGCCGTCAATCAGCGTCACAATAGCCTCTCCTGTGCTTGTACCGCTTCGATTCTGTCCTTGGCAATCTCAAAGTACCCCTTGTCGATCTCGCAGCCGATAAAGTTGCGCCCTAGATTATGACATGCTATGCCGGTGGTGCCGCTACCCATGAATGGGTCGAAAACAATCGCACCTTTTGTTGTTAGCCTATCTACAAGATAATACATAAGAGCGACGGGCTTTTGCGTTGGGTGTACTTTATTGCTCACCCGCTTCACCCTTATCACTGATGCTGGGCGTTTGGACGGGAACTCGAATCGACCTTTAGACACAAACCAAGCGTTGTCATGTTGTGGGGCAAAGCATGTTTGTACGTCGGCCATCCCCGTTACTTCTCTGTCCCATATGACTTGCGAATGGATACTGAATCCAGCGCTACGCAACGCATTGGCAAACTGCTCTTCTACGTCCCACCGGCAAAAAACAATCCCGCACCCCCCAGAAGACAAAACGCGGTAAGCATCAGGAATCCATCCTAGCCACACCCCCTCATCGTTTTGTATTGGCGCGACTCTGTTTGATTTAGCGACCCGCCTGCTTTGATAGTTGATACCATACGGCGGGTCGGTGATAATCGCGTCTACACTGTTATCCTCCATTGTGCGCATGTATTCCAAGCAATCACCGTGGTACAGTGTTATTTCAGTCAAACCAGTCCCCTCGCTCTGTCCGCCTTATGGGCTTGCGGTCTAGCGTAGTGACAAAAACAGAGACAGGAATAGCCATACCGCGAACGCTCCTATCAGATACTCTCGCCAGTAGCGCGAAAACGGGTCCTTCATATCACAAAGATGTGCGTGGGGTGATCCCACAGCGGATCAGCGTCTTCCACAATCTCTGTTCTGGGCCCCTGAGTAAAGTATCTTGCTGGCATCATGTCGAATCGAGCATCTAACAGGTTATATAAATCTAGCTTAGTAAAGTCCCTAACGTGCCATACAGAGCCAGAATTCTCTGGGGCTGACGCAATAAAGGTTCCCCCTCGTTTCAAGACCCGTTGCACCTCATCAAGAAAGGCCACCGGTTCGGGTAGGTGCTCGACAGTCTCAAACGAGACAACAACATCCAAGGAGTTATCGTCGATCGGCAGATTACACATATCTCCCTGACGCCAATGAATGTTAGGATAGGTAAAGTGGTCAGTGGCATAAATGAGCGAGTTCATGTCTCTGTCTACGGCATACACATTGTTGGCCGCCCACGACAAAAGCTGCGAGCCATACCCACAGCCACAGGCCAGGTCGGCAACCTCTTTGTTCTGGCACCACTCCATTGCCCATACATATCTGGCTAGGTGGGCCTGCATCTCTCTTGTGTCATGGTGCATTTCCGTCGGAACAACCTGCTCACCGGTAAAGCGCATTCTACCTCCCAAAGGTTTTCATCCGCCCAATCCAAGAATCATCCGAGTGGTATTTGGCAATTAAAATGGGGCGAGGGTCTTGCCAGTCTTTTTGCAGGGTTCTCTCGTGATATAGGTGGTAACCCCTGATTCTCTGGTCAAGGCTCATGGAGAATCCGCACTTGCACATCCTTAATGCGAACTCTCCATCTATGCCATTTGTCATGTCCTCGTCAAATCCGCCCACACAATCAAATACATACCTAGAAACCATCATGTTTCCGCTTAGTAGGTTGAGACACGTTGGATAAGACAAGAACGTCTGGTCTTGATTAACTGACTCAAACAGCTCGGTTCTCGAATCTGGTCCAACGTTATGAGAATAAGGGGGAGGGTCGGGTCGATACTTGCCAGAAATAATATTGTCCCACTCTCTTTCGAGAACGTCTGGCGTTACCGGCTGGGGAGGAAGCCATTCATACCGACCGGCCACCCCCCTGTTCTCATAGTTCACAAAATCGTCCCAGTAGTGCTCAAGGGCGTGTTTTTCTAATAGTACATCTGAGTCCAAGAAGACCAAGCAATCGCTAAAGGCGTGATCCACCCCTATGTTCCGGTTTACCGCCCCTAGATTCTTGGTCCTGCTCTTGTTATGTAGCCACAGGATGTTGTCGTCTTGAAACTCAGACAGATCGTCTTTGCCGTCTGATGAGAGAATGACCTCATAATCCTGCAATGTCTGCCACTCAAGAGACTTCATTACACATCGAAGATTATTCAGTCTACCGTCGCCAACGGGAATGATAATGCTAATCATTGTTTTTCCACTTGGGTAAGATTTTTACTGGCTTGTCAGCGGCCAGTAACAGGTTAAAAACGCGGGTGTGAAACGGCAGGGCCTCGTGGAAGGATATAAGCTGCGATGGATATATGCCCGTCTCCCAATCTTTGGTTTCGAGGTCTATGCACTGACTCAAAAACTCTCCAAGGGTAATATCCTCCATATATGCAATACAGCTATTAGCGAAGCCCGACTCCTCAATTGTGCCTCTTGTAAATTTCACCTCGTCAAATGTTACAATGGCACAACCTACTGTGTCTATCAACTTTTGCCAATACTTTTCGTTTTCCTGTCTTTCTTCTTCTGATGCAAACGTCTTGGTCACTTAAATTTTCCTTTCAGGCCATCTAAAGTTCGGCTTATCCCACGCAGGCTCTCCATTAACAAAGAATCGCGGGTGCTTTTGGGCGATGTACTGTATACATCTTGCCTCTCCATCGGCAGTGGCGTTTTTGTTTTTCGAGTGAGCTTGGTGTGCCCCCGCCACTCTTTCGGAATAACTGAACGAATAGCCCAATTCAGCTATCTGAACGGACATCTCGCCATCCTCACCGCCATACATCGTAAAGCCCTCGTCCCATTCCACCTGTTTCAGAATGTGTCCAGGAATCATTAGGTTGCCGCCCAACAACATAAACGGATGTGGGTTTAGCTTGTCTTCATCGAGAAACACGTTTTCTCCCAGCCTGCCCATTTCCCACCAACAAACCCGCACGTCTGGCTGTGCGACATTTGATGGAATGTATTCCTTCTCAAATCTCTCGTTCCACACATCATCCCATCTTCGGGATACGTCGCCAACGGTAAACCTCATTCCTGGCAGGTATTTGTAGTATCCCCCAATCGCCCTGTTTGGATTTCTTCGATAGATGTTAATATATGATTCTATTGCCTTGGGGTTTAGGAGAATGTCAGAATCAATAAAGATGTTGATGTCATGTATTCCTAGAACCCTCATTCCCTTGTTGCGCAACTTTGCTAACCCAAAACCCCTGTGTGGTTGACGAACATAGGTTAAGTCCATGTTTTTGATGTACTCGTAGGTTTCATCGTTTCCGCCGTCATCCGCCACTATAATGTCAAAATCCTTGATGGTTTGTGCTCTTAGTGCCTGAATACACTTTAGCAAGTGGTCGGCGCGTTCATAGGTAGAGATGATAACCTGTGTGCTCATTTGCCCTCCTGTAGTCGCTTGATTATTCTGTCTGCATATATTTCGCTAATTGCTTTGTCTTCTTTTGATAGCATAGCATAATCTGTACGAATTGCCTTGCGCATTTCAATTACTGCCTTGGGGCTGCCGACAAGCTGTCCGTATAAATCTGCTCTGGCAATGTGAAATTGTTCTGCCAGAAAGTCTCTGATTCCCTCAACAGAGGACATGTCCAACACTGAAAACAGATACTCGTCTGACTCCATCTTCCAGCGCTGCATGAGCCGCCTAAAGTTGGTGGGGGCCGTTTCGTTTACTAACTTTTCCCCAAAGGAGCCGTGTTCTCTGTGATAGACCTCTACCTTGGGCTGATAAACAATCTTCCATCCCTTTTCTCGCGCCCTCCAGCACCAGTCTACGTCCTCGCAGTTTCCATAGCCGAAAACTTCGTCTAGTGGCCCCACGTCATTCCAGCACTCTCTGCGAATCATTACGCACGCAAAGGTTACGCAGTTAATCTCTAGTCTGCGGTTGACCAGAATGTCTTTGGGGTCACTCATCCGATAGATATGATAGGGATAGCCGTCGGTATTTCTGGCAACTCCGGCGTGCTGTACCAGTCCCCCATTCTCTCCGCCGACGGAATAAATCAGTTTGACACCAACCGCCCCTACCCTGGGATCGTCAAACTCCTTCCGCATTATTTCAAGCCAACCGGCATGTACCCTGGTGTCAGAGTTCAACAAAACAAAAAACGGAGACTCTGTTTTGGATATGGCCTTGTTGCAATTGCCTGGAAATCCTAGTCTTTCTTTGTTCTGAAAGATAGTCATTCGACGACGCCAATTATAATAGACCTCTTTGAGCGCCGCGTCGCCTGACGGGTCATCGCTAACAAATATTCGATGATCGACAGTCGAATTGTTCCTCACTGATTTTAGACATTGCAATAAAAGCCCTGCTTGCCCGTAAACCGGTATAATCACATCAATCATAATCACTCTCCGGCGGCAGGAATGTTACGGGAACCTCGCGCTGTTTGTCATAGACAATATAATACTCCGTTCCCTGATAGGTTACCTTATGGTGCGTTCTGGTGTTTGATTGCTTGCACACAAACTCGCTCTCCCCATTCTGTATCATCTTTACCATGTTTTGCAGGTCTTGTTTTCCCAAATCTTGCCCGTATCGCTGCGCAACTCTTAGTAACGAGTGTTGTTTTAGAGTCTTGTATTTTTTCATGGCATTAGAAGTAGATCGGGGAACCTTCTACTCCCTCCTTTCTGAGTTCGTCTTCTTCGTCGGCAAGTTGCTCGTATATGGCAAACGGACTAACGTTTTTGCTTTGGTGCTCAAAGAACGTATGATTTGTTGCCATTGTGATGGCTGTAGATTCTGGCGAGTCATCTGACCTCATGGCCCTAATCAGCATTTCAAGAGCATCTGGTCCATCGTCCTTAGCGCCATTGGGGTATTCGTCTAGTTGTTTGCGAAGTTCGTGTTGTCCATGCTGACATATCAGTGTATATCCATTCCACAAATCGGGCTGAATAGATTCGATGCGCATTTCCTTTGAGCCGGTAGAGTCAATTGGCACGTATCGACCATAGGTGCCCTGTTCCATTGATGACCGTGCCGCTTCGGATGCAAAGAACGCCTGAAACTGGTTGCTTTCTATTATCCATCTAACAATTTGTGGATATATTTCTAGCCACCTGTTCTGGGCCTGAATTATCTGCTCTGGTGTTCTCTTTTTAATGTCTGCCTCTAAAACAAACCCTCTGCCATCGGGGGATTTTGCTCCAATTAAAATGGCGGCAAAGTCAGACTTCACGGTAGCCCCCATCGCGGGGTCTGTGGCGGCGTAAAGCGTGCACATGCTCAGCGGTACTTCAGCGTCTCCCGACGGGCCACCATTTCCGTCATTGGCGTATTCGTCCCACGGCACAAGAAACACATCTGCTTGCCCATTCTCATTGAACCCCATTCGCTTTGTGTATGTCTTGTAGTTGAAGAATCTCTGAGCGGGGTCGTTCGGTTCGTTTTGATATTCCGTAAAAAACTGCGCTCGCCCAATTGTTACTAGCTGCTTCATCAGCTCTAAATAAGAGTAGCCTTGTCGGTCGGGCCACTCAACCTTAGTTCCTTGAAGCATGTCTTTTTTGTTTTCCAGATAGAACCTTTGGGCGTTTTCCGCATGATTCTTATCGGATATATCAGTGATAATATCTTCCCACTCGGCCCACAATCCAGGGTTATCAGAAAAGGAGTTAATTGCCTGATATAGCCTCCCCTTCCACATGGGGTTTTCATAGCATTCTTTTAGCAGGCAGGCATAGTGGATAAAGTTGCCGACCATAATAACCTTACAATTTGGCGAGCCCGCAGGTATAACCTCTTGGGTAAGCCAATCTCTCAGGGTTTTTCTTTGAGTCTCAGAGCGCACAGCCCTGTTATTCTCAATGTCATCGAGGATAATCCAGTCTGGACGCTTCGAGCCCTTTTTGCGGCCACGAATCCTCGTGCCAGAACCAAGAGCCGTAATGGTTACTCCCGAGCTGGTTACAATGCTCTCTTGTCTCCACGTCTTTCTGGATACAAAGTCACCATAATCTTCCCTGAGACGCTCGTTGTTTTCCAGCTCGCGCTTGATAACATCCAGGTGCCCTATGGCTTGGTCTAGGGAGTCGGAGATGATAGGAATAAAGTGCCCCAAGCCATTACAGACAATCCAAAGAGGCAGTCCCTCACACAAGATTGTACTCTTGCCAAATCCTCTGGGCCAGACCTCGACAAGCTGAGCCCTGCCCCGCGTCTCTCTTAGTTCTCGAATGTCCTCAAAAGAAGCCCTGTGAACATCGGACATAGGGTCGCTAAAATATTCGCCAAGATAGAACCTAAAGAAAAACTCCATATCTATCCGCGCCAACTGTGTGCGAAAGTCGGCGTTAATGGTTCTTTTCATTAAGGATTTAATCGCGTCTTGACTAAAGTTTCTTGCTACCGCAGCGCGAATCAATCCATAATCGTGTTCAGTCAATCTCACGAATGTGTTCTGCCTTTACATCAATGATTTTATCTTCTTGGGCAATGTCTTCGAGGGTTCGCTCGCTTGTCTCTGGCGTGTCAGATGTTTCGTTTCTGGGGCGGACACCCATTAACTCCCCATTCATTTCCCAGAGCTTGTTGCGCTTTCTGTCCCAGTCCTTTTTGGCCTCCTCATACTCCTTAGAGTCTTGGGGCAAGGAATCCATCAGTTCCATAATGGCCTCTAGCTCCTCGTAATGGGTTGCCAGTAGGTCAAACTGGGCCTGAATAAGGTCTGGATACATGGCCCTCCAATCAAAATGCTTTCTTAGGACCGCAAAGGGGGCCTGTAGATTGTCTGGCAGATTCTTGGCGTATTCAAGGATGTCCTCATAAGAGACCTCTACCTGATAGCGCTCTTTAATGTGCAGAGAGATACTGGCCGGAGCCCACCCACTCATCAATAAATCACGAACCGTCTCTTCGTGCGGAATCATCAGCTCATTCGTCATAAGGACCACCTAGCGACCATATGTAATGCCATCATCCACGTGTCTATCTTGTAGGCTGCGAGCTTGATGGGGGCGTTCATGTTTCCAGTATAACCTCTGGGCGTAAGCGCCCTTCCAATGCCGCTAGTCGTTGTTGCATGGCGTGCATTTCTTCCTCAATCATCCGCTGATGCTCTCTAAGCATCGTCATGTCCTTGTGAATTAGCTCGATTCTTTGTTCTATAGTTATCTTGTGGTCCAACTTTTCTTCCCTTTCACGATGTCGTGAAGTCATTCGTTTCCCCTTAAATAGTCCAACACCTCTCTTATGCAACTGTTATATCCATCTTCATAGTAATTCCCATAGTTTGGGGCCCCATTGCCGAACTCTTTGTCAATTATCTTGATAAAACTTTCCAAGCAGATTGTGGCGGCCTTTCTACATGACCCCACTCCGTGGTGGCGCAGAGATTCTTCTAGGTTGTCTAGCAGGTCGTCATTCATTATATTCTCTCCATGGGGCATCGTCATATACATAGCCGTACAGTTCCTTGAGATAGTTGATATGCCTTCTCCTTGCTTCTTTTGTGTGGGCCCACGGTATATGGCAGGTAGAGCAAAGAGAAATCATATTCTTTTCCTGCCATGCTAAATCCTTGTTGTTTTTGCCAAACTTGGACAGGGGCATAATATGGTGAACGTGTTCGGCGGGGGCATAGCAGTCCTGACATTTATAGTGGTCCCTCTCCAACACTTTCTTCCGCAGCAAGTTTTGGGTATTCAGGAATGTTTTTCCTTAGCTGTGAAACGATTCTTTTGATTAGGCGCGAGGCTATCACGTCTGCTTTGGTCTTTGTACCAATTGCGCTGGAAACAGAAACGGGGCCAAGGGTCGCCTCGACGATCCACCTGCCCCTTCTCATTTCTCCATCTAACTTTTGGTCTTCAATTATCTCATAGTACGGCTTTACTGTTAGTTCGTTCTGCGCATACATTTCCCAGTGGCGCACGTTCCACGTAATTTGGGGGACTAGAATCTCCAGCATCGCCTGTAATCTAAGTGCGCGCTCATTATAGTCCACAAATCTCTGTGTTCGGCTGGGGTGAACGATTCTTATGCCCATTTGTATACATAGTAAACCATAAATGTTAATTTGTCAATGCCTTTATTTGCAGGTTTCTCAAGAAACCCTTGACAGCGGGATTGAGAAGTGCTAATGTAATGGTGTCTACGAGATACTAGTTAGCTTGAGACTGCGCTACGCAGATGGGGCACAATGCGTGGTTAAGACTGAAGTGCCCACCTTGGTGCAAACTCCATTTAAGGATAAGGCATCAAGGGGCCGCACGCAAAGATTGGGGCTCCCCTTCGGCCAACTCCGACCGAGGAACGGGAGGGAGGGTGCAATTCCCTCCGGTGCGGACATGGGTGGGTACTCAAGTGGTCAACAAGACCTGACTGTAAATCAGGTGGCCTATATGGTCTACGTAGGTTCGAATCCTACCCCACCCACAAGTCCAATCTAGCTCATTTGGTAGAGCAGAGGACCGAAGAGTCTCTAGTCCAGGTTAGATTGATTTCGCCGATGTAGCTCAATGGTTAGAGCGGCTGTTTTGAAACAGCGGATTGCGGGTTCAATTCCCTCCGTCGGCACTTATAGGAGAGAGTAACTGTCCGATTGCCAATGAGTTAGATGGGTTAGACACTACCTAGTAACGCCAGTTTGGGAATGCCCAAAGTTCGAGGAGAAAAAATGGCGGGAGACCCGTGCCCAGATTCAAGAAGACACTTTATCTGTCCATATGAGAGGCCGCGGCTGATATTTTTCACCGAAAATGGTTCGGTGTCATCATTTGACCAGTCCCTAGTTTTAGACAAGCTGACTGACATCTTACGAGAACTTCAAGAGATTAAGGAATTACTAAAGGAGAAGCCCCTCGATTGAGGGGCTTTTTCACGACGCCGTGAAATTATCCAAATCTCCAAATAAGATAATCATCTATCTTGCCAACAACCTCTGTGGAAACGTGCTCGCTTAATAAGGAGCCCTTGATCGCCAAACCAAGGTCATCAACCAGAGAGTCTAATGTGAGGTGCAGGTTGGCGTCTCCTCTCCAGTCGAATCTTGTTAGCTCGCAGTTTATATGCGGACAGTATAACCTTGTAAGAGTGTCCATGCTGCGCTCTATAGTACCATGCTCCATAACGTGTCGCCCCATTAAAGCAAACCACACGGCCACAACAAAGTCGTCTGCCTGATTGCTTTGCCAAAGCTCCATCCTCAGCCCCTCTATGCTCTTCAGACACGAGCGCCCAAAGTCCTTGGTGATACATTCCATCGCAAGTTCGGACAACTCTGTTCCGCAGAGGTCGAACCAGCCGTCTTGTTCATATTCATAGCTAATCGGCTCGATAAATGCCGCGCTGCCATCTGCGATTCTCCTGGCGACAAACCGTTCCTCATAAATGTCAAAGTCCTCCTTTTTCTGCCACGCCCACAATTGGCCCATGCCCAAATAGTCTGTTCTTTCTGCCATAACCACACACCACGAAGTACCCCTATCTCTAGAGATACCAGCACGATACTTCCAGCACGGCACAGATAACTTAACAGTGCCAAGCTCTACTAAGTCATATAGTTCAGCCATTTCTAATCTCCCTGACCGATATGTTATTCTTGTTGCCAGCCCTATCATTTGCAATAAGCATGGCCTTCATGTGGGCCTCGGCAATGTTATCCGCCTCGACCCTTATCTTCTCGTTCTCGGCATCTTCTTTGGTGTTATACCACCAGATGCGGAAATGGTAGACGTTCACCTCTTTGGGCGACTGATACTAATAAAGGCGCAGTCTGGCATACAAAGTCCGGGGGATGCCTTCCATCCACTATTGACAAGAACCCCAATTAGGCTGTCCATGTTGCGGGGCTCAAGCAAATAATAATTAACATGCCTATATCCCAAAAGTGTTTCATGGTTTTCTTCCATGAACCGCTCTAAACTCTTTTGTTCGACCTCTAACGGCAACAGCAGAACAGGACCATATTTATTTTCTAGTTCCTCTGGTGTAAACATTTTTATTTTCTCCCAACCTAATATACTAGGTATCTTCCAACCTCAATGTAGCAACTATGCGCGCGTGCTTTCCAGCCGCTATCGTTGAGTTCTTTCGCAAACAACTCTGCCCGCTCTGGTGAGGACACCCGCAAACTAAGCTGACCATCTCCCGAAAGCAGGTCTCTGGACAGCAGAGAGGCACTAACCATTTCTCGTTCGTTTTCTAGAGAAGGAACGGCAAACACAATTTTCTTGGCCTCGTCTGGTGTAATCATTTTCCCCCCATGAGTAAGTAGGAAA